CCGTCATTCAAATTGTAGTTTTTCGTTCCTGGAACAGTGTACCAATCCTCATAAGTTGGGGACGGAAAATTGTCGGGTGGGAAGAATGCGATGAAAACGCCGTGCTGAGTCTCCGCTGCTGCGTACGAAACAGTAGGCAAATCTTCACGCACACCAGAAGCGCCAACAACAACGGCGCGCCCTTCAACGATTGTTGAAGATGCAACACCCTGCCGGCTGTGTAACGTGGTTACAATAACTGCCATTTTTAGTTACCTCATTTAAAATTTAGACTAATTCCGTAGTCTTCGGTCTATTCGTCTTACAAAGAAGAAAAAGGCTAGGCCTTGTTACCCTTCTTTAGAAAGTCTGCCAAAGCTTTGGCACTGACTGATTCAGTTCCAGAGCTCTGGGGTTCTGGAATTGAAATAGGTTCCTTAACGCTTGAATTTGATTTCACAGGAGCTGCTTTACGAAGATCCCCGATAATCTTACTCAACACGTCGTCAGTCAAAGACAAGTAGAATTCCAGTTTCTGCTCAATCTCACTCTGACTAAACACCGATGAAAGCTCGGCAATTACTTCGTTTTTCCGGGCTTCGGCTTTGGCATGCTGCTCGGCTTCTTCGAAGGCTTGGATTTTGGTCCGTAAGTCATTTGCTTCCTTCTCCTTCTCAGCCAAGGAGGCTGTAAGTTCTTCAATCTGTTTTTTCAGTTCTTCCATTTCTTCCTTCTCTTCTGCTACTGAAAGTAGCGGAGTTCTATTTCCATAGGCGGGATTGTCTACGATACAGGTGCCTGCAAAGACTACGTCTTTTAGCCACCTAATACCATCAATCTCCTCAGCGGAGGAGTAGTACACTTCCCAGGAGGTTCCAATAAACTCACTATCATCTGCGCGCGATTTAAGCAGTTCGTATACTGCTGGGTACTGATCCTTCCAAATGAAAGCCCGTCCCATAATTACGTCACGCCCTTGATACGTGTCTACAAAAGCCTCTGTGATGGCTCCTACAGGATGTGCTCCTGTATGACCACCGTAGCCATTTTCCGATACCGAAATCTTTATCGGAGTAAGCTTAGAAGTGCGAATTACGTTGTCAATTTCAGATCTGCTAATACCCTCACTGTTTGAGTTGGGTTCAAAGTCTGTCAGGACAACTTCGATTTCTTTTATGAATGGGTGGTTAATATCCGAGCTTCGCGCAAGGCGTAAACCACCTTTCACAGATGCCGAACTTTTTTTGTCAGCTGCGTTCATTTGTTTTACAAGACGAGCAAACCACCCTCTGCCAGATGCTCCACCCCAAAGCAACCAGGAAACCCAAGCTGGGGAATCCTTAGGTGCGTTCGCGAACCGAGCATTTCGACCGTAAAACCTGTTACCCATGCGGGCTCTTTCAGGACTTACAGAGTCACCGGACACGTACTTCCGTGCCCACGCAACTGTTGCAGGCTCTAAACCATTCCCGCTCAACCCTTTCTCGTGTAGAGCTAGGCCACGTTTTGCGGCTGAGCGTACACCAGCAGGAGGAGAAAAGTTAATATTAGCATAGCGGCCAGCAGAGTAGGATTCACTCGGATCTTCCTCTTCTTTATTATTTGAGTCGGGAACCGGTATAAAATCGGGAATGTTTAAATCTTCGTTTTCAATAACCCAGAACTTACAGATTGCGTCAGGTTCGATAACTCCTTCTACAACCGCACAGCTATTGCTGTCTTTTGCAAAGAAGGCACAATTGAAACACACAAGGCCCTCGGCTTTAAATGGGTTACTTTCTGCCGGAGTATAATGCGATCCCTCGCTATCTGTACCCCATCCAAATTTTCCGTATTCGTCAGTTATTTGAATTAGCTCCTCAACAAGATCCTCTTGTCGCGGAGAAAGGTATTCTGCTGTTTCTTCCATTTACGTACCTCTCACTAAGTGAACTTCAAATGTTCCTGCAGCAGTTTCTGAAGGACTGAAAGAAATAATAATCCCGTTTACCGCACTCGCTAACAGCGGAATGCTGGTAATAATTCCTGTCGCTGGTACAGATTCGGGAATAAAGCCGTAACGCACATTAGGGCTTAAAGACTTACTAAGAACACTCATATCGGCTGTGAGCGAGCCCAAATCGGCAAAAACGGTAACTACACCCGCGGATGCTGACTTAATAGAGAACGATAGCTTTCTCCAGCCAGAACGTATCATCGGCACATAAATAAATCGACCGTTCATATACGAAGTGTCAAAGAATGTTCCGTAAGGGTCAATAACCTCTAACGATTCAGGTGAAAAAGAGTCAAGACATACAAAAATGTCGTCGTACCCATCTGCAATTGTCGAGATCAGTTCGTTAACTCTGCCGTCTCCGGCAGTTTTCAACCCACCCTTAGCAGTTACTCTAAGAACAGAAATCTCGTTGTCAACTAACTCAGCATTTGAATTGTTGAGCGTCTCGCTATAAAAAGTACCCGCACTCGGGAATAGAGTGTCGTTAGCGTTAAACGCTTGTGTGAATGAACCAGTTAAGTTCATTGATACGGGAATAGGATATTCCTCACTCCCTAAAGAAACACCGCTGGGACTAGTTATTACAAACTGCTGATAATGCGTTGTTGCTTCGTCGTTCAGTATTTCAACTGTACCCAATGTAGTCGGTGTTGTTGACGGAATATTAATAGGCATGTAACCCTCCAAAAGTATCCTCTAACAGTATACTTATTTTTCTGTCAGTTTTATTTTGTTAATGATCATTCGGACGCTCTCTCTTGAGACTGTTAACCCCGTCATATTACAAATTTTAGTCAGTTTCCGCACAGATAAATTTTTCTCGTAAATGCTTTTAATAAAAGATTCAATTATGTCTGTAGTTTTGGGTCTGCCTCTTGGTCTGGAAGATCCCCAAAATCTTTCAGGCTCTTTCGATAAATAATCAACTTCATAATTTGTTGATTCAATTTTTGTTATACGCCGTTGACGGCGCTCCATTGCAACTAATTCTAAAAACCATTCTGACGAAGAGTAAGGCCCATATAAAGAGCGGCAACTCAAACAGAGAAAATCTCCACTCTTTCTCCGATCATCACAGAATAAACAACGAACATACCTCATAAAATCACCTGACAAGTAAATTTGGGTATAATTACCCCGTTAGTATCTTACCACGAAAACAAGATGTCTCTGCTTTCTTAGTCTCTAACGGAATTCTAATACAAAGGAGTTGACAGGATTGTTATAATCCCTACAGAAGAAAAAAAAAGAATCGCATATAACATATGTTTACATATTAGATATTAAGTCTAATATGTTTTTGTATTTTGAAGAAAAATATGATATATTGTTCATGTGTTTAATATTATCTAGGAGGGGTAGATGGAAAAGGAATTGACTTGGTCTGAGTATCAAGAGTTTGTGGTGTCTACTAAGCGGTATTCCGAAAACTATCGATTGTTATACCCAGTTCTTGGTCTTGCTTCTGAGGCAGGTGAAGTTGCTGGTAAGTTAAAGAAGATTCTCCGCGATAACAACGGAGAAATTTCTGAAGAGCAGGCTGGAAAATTATTTGACGAACTTTCCGATGTACTTTGGTACGTCACCTGCTGCCTAGATGATCTTGGATTGAGTCTTGAGGCATTGGCGCACTACAATGTCGCAAAACTAACATCCCGTGTAGATCGCGGAGTTATCCAAGGTGATGGCGATAATCGATGAGGTTCCGCATTGTTGACTGGGCTGAGTCAGAGGGAATTTTTTCTGTTAGGTTTGTAGTGTCATCTAACAAAGACGATCGACTTGAGTCCTATGTTGTGAGCATCCCGTTTAACGGAGAAGACCCTCAGTTGTTTATGAATAAGCTACGTAACAATATGGTTAGTTACGTAGCTTATCTCGATAATATGAAGTCAGTTAAGAGTGTTATGACTGACTTTGCGTTTACAGACCCGACCGTTCATTATTATGAGAATATAGGAGTAAGTGATGTTACTTAGCAAATCGTTCCTAAACAAATTTGAAGACAATCCACAATGGCCGAGCTTGCTCGGTCAATTTGTCTACCTGCGTACTTATAGCCGCTACCTGCCAAACAAAAAACGCAGAGAAACTTGGAAAGAGACTGTTACTCGTGTTGTCGAGTACAGCATGGGCTTGGATACTATAACTGATCGAGTAAAGCAGGAAGCAGAAGCGCGCAAACTTTTTGAATCAATGTACAATCTTTCAGTATTCCCGGCCGGCCGCACTTTGTGGACTGGCGGAACTGAAGCCGCTAAAAAATACCCGCTGTCAAATTTTAACTGCTCGTTTATGATTGTAGACGACGTGCAAGCTTTTCTTGACGCGTTTTACTTAATGATGCTGGGAACAGGCGTAGGTTTTCGTGTACTTCCTCAAGATGTAGTTCAGTTTCCGCCAATTATTACTGGTGTGGCTATTGAGCATAAAGAATACACCGCTAAACGCAAAGCAGATCGTGAAGAGAACTCACGCTACGCCATTGACAGCGACGTAATGTATCTTTCGGTAGGTGACAGCAAGGAAGGCTGGGTGTGGGGCTTAGAAGCCTTGTTTGAAGCTTTCTTTAAGGGTTACAAAAAGATTGTTGTCGATTACGACAGCGTTCGTCCTGCTGGCGAGCAACTTAAGACTTTTGGCGGTCGCGCTAGCGGTCATGTAGCATTGCGGGATATGTATGAGAAGATTGTCAAAGTGCTTAACGAGGGCACTGACCGCCTTTCGACGCTGCAGGCTATGGATGTAATGAATTTAATTGGCGAGGCAGTTGTTGTCGGCGGTGTTCGACGGTCTTCCGAAATTACGCTGTTTGACATTAATGATACTGCTGTTCTCGATGCAAAAGTCGACCTCTGGTCCGATCCCGCCAAAGAAGACAAGCGGTTTCGCTCAATGAGTAACAATTCTGTTTACTTCACTGAGAAACCAACCAAAGAGCAGCTTACACAGCTTTTCAGCCGCATCTTGAACAATGGTGAGCCGGGTTTCATTAATGCCGAAGCTGCTTCAAAACGCCGTCCTTGGTACGCTGGTACAAATCCTTGCGCTGAAATTCTTTTGGCCGACAACGGTGTTTGTAATTTAAGCGAGATCAACGTTCGCAACTTCGTCAAGAATGACGAGTACGGCGGGTATCTTGATATGATTGAGCTCGAAGGAGCAGTCGTTCAAGCTACGCGCCTTGGAGTCCGCATGGCTACACTTGAGCTTGAGCTGCCTCACTGGAATAAAGTGCAGCAACGAGATCGATTAACAGGAGTTAGTTTAACCGGTTATGTTGAGGCGTTTGACGCCCTTGGTGTCTCAACTACTGAAGAAGACTTGAACGCTATTCGCGTTATCGACCGAGATGGTGGAGGCCGTCCACGTTTGCGGTTTTACACATTGCGCGATGTCTTGGCAATTATCGGTTCAGTTGCTCAAGAAACAGCTTTAGGATACTCTGCCGAACTTCGTATCCCAGCCCCACTTCTGGTAACCACTGTAAAGCCGTCTGGTACAATTGCACAGCTTCCTACGGTATCGAGCGGTGCACACGCCTCCTACGCCCCCCTGTACGTCCGACGCGTGCGTATCTCGTCGAAAGACCCGCTGGCTCAGGCTATGCGCGAGTCAGGGTATCCGATCTTCCCAGAAGCCACCTCATGCATGCCTGAAGTTTTTGCATCTATGAGCGACGCAGACAAAGAAGAGACACTCAAGAATGCGCTGACTTGGGTTGTCGAATTCCCAATTAAAACGTCAGCAAAGAAGGCGTCTGCGGAGGAAAGTGCTGTCGAGCAACTTAACCGATACTTTATTTTGCAAAAATACTGGACGGACCACAACACGTCGATTACGGTGACGTTCAGCCCTGAAGAGGTTGACGACATTATTGAGTTGCTGCTCCGCAAGTGGGAGAATTATATTGGCGTTTCATTCCTTCCGAAGTTTACAACTGCTTACCCACTTATGCCTTATCAAGCGATTGACGAGGAAGAGTATCAGCGGCGGCTTGCAGAAGTCTCGGGCGTGACAGGGAAATCTATTATTGAACTTCTCGAAAAACACGAGAACGTAGAGGTAGACGACGATCTAGGTACCGACTGTGAAGGCGGCGCATGCCCCATACGCTGACAAATTATTAGATACATTGATGAGAGATAGTCTGCACTTTAGCGGACTATCTCTCGCAAATTGGAGGAAGAATGGCAAGAAATCGAAGGTTTGATGAGATTTTGAAGGATTATTCCGACAAGTATGACCTTGCTACGCTTTCATCTCCAAATGACAAAGCTAATTTGGAGATGCTTATTAACAATCAAATTATTGTTGAAAGCGTTCAGGCCAAACTTCAAGAACTTACGCAGGATGATCCTGTTGACAACATCGATATGATTCAGCGACTCAGCTCTTCCCTTAAGGACATTATTGAGCGTAATCTTCAATTAGAACGCGCACTAGCTCTGGACCGCAAAACAAGAAACCAGAACTCTTCAGAATCAGTCGCTGAATACATTGTCCATCTTAAGCAAACAGCACAGGAGTTTTTAGAGAAACGTCTTGTTCGTATGTATTGCCCTAACTGTAAGATCTTGCTGGCTCGTTTTTCAATTATGCACGATCACAGCGCGTTTGCTCTAAAAGTAAACTGCAATCAGTGTAACAAGTCGGTAAGTGCAGAACGTGAGGAAAAAGACATCTTTTTTGACATTAAAGATTCGGGCTGGAGAAAGAAACATAAGTACTCAGTTAAAAGTGCTAAATCTTCTGGATCGAGCAGCTCGGACATAGAAGATGACATTGTTCTTGAAGACGAGGACCAGGAGGAAAATTTAAATGCTGAAAGCGAAGATTGACGACGCAGAGTTGGCGTTAATTGAGGTTTTGGAGGATCCTGTGTGGTTGAACGAATTCCTTCGCTCTACAAATAACGGCGATATGAACCGTTCAAACTGGCCTTCCGAGGAATTCACTTTTCGCCCTTATCAAAAAGAAATCTTGACCGACCAGACACGACACGTAGTAATCACTGGTGGCCGAGCAATCGGAAAATGCCAACCAGCCTCCGCTAAGGTTTTTACAAACGAGGGGTATAAAACAATTACGGATCTTCTTAAGAAGCCATCTTTTGTTACCTATGGTTATTCCGTGAACGGTGATTTTACACAACGGCGTGCTTTTGTGCGTAAAGACAGGTGGAAGAAGTGCTACTCAATTACTACTAAATCAGGACATATGCTTAAGGCAACGGACGTTCATCCTGTAATGACTCCAAAAGGATTTATCTTAATGGCGGATCTTCAAGTCGGTGATTTAGTTGCGGTTATGAATAAATTGCCAACTGATCACTGCGTCAGTAACACACTGAGTTGGGCGGAACTTCGCATACTTGGTTATTTAGCAGCAGGTAGTATTTACTTCAAGCCCGCAGGAGGCATTGTCCCTCGTTACAAGAGAATAGATGCCGAGATTAAAGAGATAGCAAACTCACTGTACCTCAACTATCGTAAAGACAGCGAAGGTCGCGTTTATATAGAGCGCATGAAGGCTGGCGGAGTCCGTCACTATCTGAATCAGCTCAAGATTGAACTTGGGGCTTACGGCAAAGACTATAGACGAGTTTTTAAACTTGACTGGCTAAAGACGCAGCGCACTGAAAACATAAAAACGTTTCTCGAGGCTGCTTACGCTCAGCACGGTGAGCTGACTCTCGATCGCGTGGCTATTAAACTGCACAACTGGAAATACGTGCAGGACTGGCAAGAACTTCTGCTTTACTTCGGCGTAAAAACGCGATCGTACAAGGTTGCTGATCACGCAGACGAGCATCACATATTTGACATAGACGACTCACAATGGATTGTTGAATCGTACGACAAAAACGCCGCTCACGTTTTTTGGAACCAGTTCAAAGTTCCCGGAGTTTCGGCATCCATAAAGGATCCCGCTTTGGTATCGAGTGACTGGTACTGTTGGGAGCCCATTAGTAGTAAGCAGCGCCACGGAATGCAGCTGACATACTCTGTTCATGTTTACCACGACGAAACATACATCAGTGAGAATGTTGTTGTGCACAATTCTGTAATTTTAGAAGATCTAATAACTTATCAGGTTCTAAACTCTGCAATCGAGTTTCCAAAAACTCCAGAACAGCTTATGGTTACGCCTAACAGCAACCAATTGAATCCTATTCTAGACAAAGTTATTTTAAAGTTTACAATTTCCCCGCTGCTTAAGGACTTTTTGAACAATAACGTAAACCGATCTAAAGGTACGTTAGACTTTCAAATGGGTACTCGAAGACATCGGTTAAATGCGCGTATTGCAGGCAGTCGCGGTGAAAATAACTTGGTTGGTCTTCACATTCCCAAAATTATGGGAGACGAGTTTCAGCTGTTTCCCATGCCTGCATTTGATCAAATGCAGCCAACGCTAAATACCTGGGAACCGAAAGTGGAAGAACGATACTTCGGTGTTCCTAACGGAATGAGAAATACGGCTTTGTATGTCTTAGACGTAAAAACACCAAAGTTTAAGAAGTACCGTATTCCCGCACCAAATAACCCTTACTTTACAAAAGAGGACTGGGACGATGCTTTGTCTAAATACGGTGGTGAATCTGCAGATATCTTTCAGCAGTTAATTCTGGGTAAGCACGGATCTCCCTCGTTCCAGGTTATTTCTCGTGATCAAATGAAAATACTGCCGTTTGATTTCTACACGTATCGATACAGTTCCAACGAAAAAGATAAAGGTAGAACATATCAAGAGGCTTTGCCAGTCGTCAAGATACCCAAGTGCGACAGCGTTATTTTCGCAATAGACACCGGCTTTAGCGATCCGACAATTATACAAGTAATTGGATTGATTGATAATGTTTGGCATTCGCTGGTTCGTTACAGAATACAGCGTATTGACTATCCGGAACAAGAAAAAATTATAGACTACCTCGCGCGCGGGTACAACGCAAGCAGAATCGCCATCGACGTAGGAGCTGGCGGCGGAGGGGCAGGAATTGTACAGAGTCTTAAAACTCGTCCCGAATTCGCCTCAAGTAATTACGCAGCCAGAATAGAAGCAATTCAGTTCAACGAAAAGGTGGGCGTAGGCTCTATCTCCGACGAACAGGAAATAACTGAGTCGTTTAAAGCTTGGGCAACCACTGAGTTAATTCGTCAAATTACCAACGGGAATCTTGTATTTTCCGAGGTAGACGCTGAGGGTATTTCACAGTTAGAGCGCGTAGCTCGACAACGCAGAGCTTCAGGACACATGCACTACTACGTCGTATCCCCACGCGGACACGGTGAGAGTAATGATGACCACATCTACGCAAGCTATCTTTGTTTTATTGGCGCACTTCGTCTTCCGGTGGTTGCTCCTAAAAGCAACACATTGGCACGATCAGCAGCCTATCACACAGTGAGGTGATTATGAATAAATCCTTTTCAAGTAAAGCCGTGGCGGGTTTTTCGCCAAATCCAATTTTTACTTACAATTTAAATGTAGTAGGTTACTACGATCCACTTAATCAACCGTTCGATAATACGAAGCGGTATACGTATCACGAAATGATTGTTTTTTGTCGGTACTTTTATGAGCGAGACACAATCGCACGTACGGTTATTAACCGACTAGTCAATCTAGGCGTCACTAAACTTCGAAATAAGAAAACAAGTGATGACGTTAACGCCCTATTTTTTGATGCAGTAGCCGAAAAAATACAACCTTTTCTGAAGCTAATGGCGACTGAGTATTTTGTACACGGTTTAGTTGTCCCAGGGATTACTTACAAAACAATTATGATGAATAAACTTAATCCAGCACTCGGTCGAAAAAGAGTAGAAGTACCGGACGAGATGTGGGTGCGGAACGTAGCAAATATTAAACTGCGTAAGCGGCCAACCGGTATGCAACGTGGGATTTACTTACAAATACCTGAAGAGGAAGCTACCTTTATCCAGCATAAGGGAAAGCGCTTAGACGGTACAGACGACACGGAAGCATACAAAGAGTTACTTCGACAATCACCTGAATATGTACGCGCTGTGCAGAACGGCCAGCGTATATTCCCGCTTACCGATAGTAGAGCTATTTACGGAGATTTGACTTCGTACACAGACTATCCAGTACCTTATCTTCAAAATGCGCTTTCGGCCATGCAGCACAAAGAATACTTGAAAATAATGGACCGCACGATTGTCTCCAGATCTATTGAGCTTCTGCGGCAGGTTAAGATAGGCAGCGACGAGTATCCGGCTACCGACGATGACATCGAGGCCACTCAAAAGGCAATCGCGCAGGCATCGGCATCGGGAGATCGAGTTTTTAATTTATTTACCAATCACACGGTAGATATCCAATGGGTGCTACCGCCACTTGACGCGTTGCTTAATGAATCTAAGTATGCGGAACCAAACGCAGACATTTTTCTCGCTATGGGTTTTCCCCGTATTCTTACAGTCGGCGAATCTCTGCGTAGTAACTCTTCAGATAGCCGAATAGCTACCTTAGGTCCGATGTCAACACTTACGGAAGTTCGCGAACGCATTCTGAGTTGGATTGAGTGGTTCTACGAAGATCTTGCCGAAAGAAATAACATGGCAACCTGGCCCAAACCTTACTTCAGTCCAATTCAATTTCAGGACATGACCGCTCTAACCCAATTTGCTATTCAAGCTCAGCAGATTGGCGCTATTAGCAAGGATACAATCTCCCAACTTTACGGGACGACTTACGAGGAAGAGCAGCAAAAAATAAGTTTTGAGGTACAAGCTGATGACACAAATCAACAAGAACCCGGAACACCAGAAGAACCTGGTAATGTCCCCGGGACAAGGGTACAGCCTCCGGAAGAGCAATGATCCCTACAAATCGTTTGTTGTGCACACCACGAACGGTGCACCGAATTCACGCAGCCTGGCTGAGCTTTCCTTTCTTGTCAAATCCCCTAACGTGTCTGCTCATTACTTAGTTGGAAAAGACGGCACCATTTATCAAATACTGGCGCCAGAAAACTATGTAGCATGGCATGCAGGTGAGGTTAGTAAGGACGCATACAGTAATTTTAGTTCAATAGGTGTGGAAGTGCATTTTACTCCTAAAGAAATTAGTTGGAACGGGTTTATGTACGCGGGGTTAACACGTTTAGCACGCGTTTATTCCAATCTCGAGATGGTGACACATCGATTTATTGCTCGCCCGGCCGGTAGAAAAATTGATCCTTCCGGATTTACAGACGCACAGTTTAAGCAGTGGTCATCTAACTTAAACAAGGAATATCGATTAGCCAAACTGACTGTTAACTGCAATGTACGAAGCCGGGCAGAATTTGGTAACAATATTATTGGAGTTTATCCGAAAGGCTCGGTTGTTGTTGTAGACAAGAATCCAACTGAAGGGGCAAGTTACAATAACAACAATTTGTGGTATAATGCTAACTGGGCTGGATACATACACGCATCTCTAATTGAATTAGGAGAAACTGTATGAGCGAAGAAAGCACAATGCCTGCAATTGTTAGCGCACTTGTAACGCTGCTTCTCGCCTGGGTTGGCTTTAAGAAAAGCAGTCAGGACGCAAACACAAAGTTTCAAGAAAGCTTACTCTCTCGTATAGAGTCGCTTGAAAATGATAACGAGTCTCTTCGGAAAAAGAACGAAGAACTACTTAGCGACAATCTGCAAGAGCGCCAAAAACAAATGGAACTTGAGCAGAAGATACAGCAGATGGAGCACGAAAAATTACGAATGCTCGATCGTATTCAAGACTTGGAGATGAAAGTTAAGAATCTTATTGACTCGCGAACGAGTTAATTAGTTCAATTTTCACTTAAGTATATTTTATTCGGTTATAGGAGAACATCTTTATGGAATCTCAATCAATGGAAAACCTGTACACAGTTCTTATCGGTATTGTCATCCCTGTGTTTGTTTCGCGGCTTAAGAAGACATCCTGGTCCAGTCAGTTTAAGTTTTTGGTGGCTTTTCTGTTTTCAATTGCAGCTTCTGCGGTTGTACCAATGGCTCAGCTTTTGGCAGTCGGTACATTTGACTTCGGTAACTTGCTTACGTCGCTCACTGTGATTTTTACAACTTCTCAGGTTGTGTATCAAGGTGTATTTAAGATGCTGCATGCCGAGGAGATTGTTAATCCGCAGGCGGCACTTCTTTCACTGATTAAGGAAGAGGTTTCAATGTACATTGACACCCTTGATGAGCGCGACGTTAAAAATGTGCTTAATCCGGCTACTTCGGCTTCGCTGGAGATTGACATTAAGCAAGTCGACGATTCAGAAGACGCGTAAACACGACAGACAACGACAAAGTGATCTGAGGCACGTTCCGCATAGCTAGTTGCTTTGCTTTTACCGCTGTGATATACTCCGTTAATAGGAGGTGACATGGACTACTCAAAAGCGTGGTTGGTGACGAAGCGAGATGGAACACAGTGTGTGATGAGGACTTTCTCCCCATCAGCGACTCTGTATAATGCGGATGGTTCTCTGGCAAAAGAAGTATCTGAGGAAGAAGCAAAAGCACCAAAAGCAAAAAAGCGAGGGCGGCCCAGGAAGGACAAGGATAATGGTGCTTAAACTACTAACAATAATTACACTGGCCTGCAGCATGGAATGCTCAACAATTGAGGTAACCCCGCAGGCGGCCGCGATAGCCGCCTGCGAGTCAGGAAACACAAAAACTCTGGGCAGCGTGTCGTGGAGAGCTTCAAACTTTAACGACAACGGCACAGTCGACACCGGTGCGTTTCAATTCAACTCCTACTGGATGTGGAATTTGGAAAAACCGTGGATGCTGAAAAAAGCGTTCGGTGAGCAATGGGAAGATGTGATCTGGGAATACAGGTCTGCCGGATCGGCCCCTGAGCATATTCAGTATGAAATGTTCAGATCTGTCTGGAACGACGGTAAAGGGTGGAAGCATTGGAAGGCATCGCAGAAGTGTTGGTCACAGTGGATGTACATAAATTCGGACGGTATTGCAACATGGAGGGATTGAGTGAAGATACGGTACTGCATACTTACTCTTAATCAGTTTGAATGGGTAGTGGACCAACACTTACCCAGTCTGGATCCGTCACTAATTGACGGCGTGCACATTCACATTAGTGAGGTAGGTGCACTGACGTACAACAACGCGGAGATTGCCGATCCCTTCGATGTTCCCGAGTTGATTACACAGATGAACAGGTTCTCGGAATGTAAAGTCTCTGTGTCTTTAAACAACTTGGGAGTTGCTAATGGATGGAATCATTTTATCAAAGAAGCAGCACGCGACGGTTTTGACGCAGTTGTTGTCGCTAACGATGACATTATTCTTTATCCCGGCGTACTTGATCGATTTGTAGAGCAGATGAGAGAGCACGACTTTGTGTGCTTTTCCGGTCAGAACGCGTTTTCTTTCTACGGTATGCACACACGTCTTTTTGAAAAGGTGGGGGAGTTTGATGAGAACTTTTGGCCAGCTTATTTTGAAGACAACGACTATCACTATCGAATGAAGTTAATGGGTTTGCCTACTGCTTACGTAGAAGATCCTTCCTACTTTCATCGTGTAAGCGCCACGCTTACGGCTTTTGATTTTCAGCGGAAGATGATGCATCATCACAACTTCCGAAAGAACACAGAGTACTTTGTAAGAAAATGGGGAGGAATGCCGCATGAAGAAACCTACACAATCCCCTTTGGTTATCAAGACGCTGATAACTCTGAAAGCGAATTTGCTCAAGCAGCCTTTGACCGATTTAAATCGTCTTCTGCTGAAGATTGAAAGATCGCTAGGAAGTGTTGGATTCACCACAGTTTCCGATAATACGCTTATTTGGCAAATTTATGCGGATAACTATGATAAAAACCTGTGGGATACAGTTTCTTTAGGAAACGACGTCGAAGTTTATGTACAGCAGATCGATCGAGTTTGGTAAATTAGCTAAGGAGACTACTATGAGTAACGTCTACTACGAAGAAATTCCGGGAACTCCTTTTGGTGTTTTGGTACTACCTGATATTTCCGGTGGTTACCGCTGGTTTATTGCTCAGGGGGATGTAGATTTGTCAGACAATGAGTTTATTATGGAATGTCAGGAAACCTACAGCACCCCGTATGAGGCAGTTGAGGCAGCGCTTAAAGAAGCAGCTGCGGGATACGCTCGGTGGTCCGGAATCTTTGAGACTAAGCTTAAAGAATGGGTCTCTAACTAATAGGTAAGGGAAGAGGGTGTAGCTGCATAAGCTACACCCTCTTTTTTAGTTTGGATGTTCGGCAGTAACTAAATAAACATCCTCAGCAAGCACTGCTTTAAGCTTTTTCTGAATGCTCTCGCGGTTGCCCCAATACTTTAAAGCAATCCTTGCGGATTCTTCGTCGTACAAAATAACTTTAAATACGTTCAGCGGGTCGTTAAATAAAACGTATTCAGCGAGTACCGGCAAAATGTCAATCTTCCAATGTTGAGGCAGTCCTGGTGCCGTAAAACTAGCGGTCCAGCCAGGAAACGCCCAGTTCTGCGAATCGGCTTTCGACAGCTTGTCAGTCAAAAAAAGTGTACGTTCGAGCGGTATGATCAAAGTAGACTCAAAATAATCAGTCATATTTCCCCCCTTTCCGGTAACTCCGGTATTCTTTAGTATAGCACGACTTGATTTTATTGTAGGATTGACGTATTATCTTATTGGTTAACTTGCGCGTTTTGCACAAAGGAGTAAGTAATGCAGTTTGATCAGAATCTGCCAAACCCATGGCCCGACGATTTGTACTGGTTTGACCTGTACGATCGGTTCCCTTTACTCGTCAGGTACAGAAGTTTTTACTCGACTGACTTTCAAAGTAGAGAGGACAACGTGCAAGTATGGTATTACGGTAAGTATGCCAGTATGGATGCAACTCCGGAAAATCATATTGACGTAGTGAATCGACTTCTGGTACACTTGGAAGCGAGTGAATTCTTACAGTGAGGTGTTTTATGGAAGAGAATGTATTGCCACAGGGCGAAGTACGGATTGAATATCCGTTTCCATCCTGCCCGTTGGGATTCGCGCTATTTACTCACGCGGTAAACAGCTATGAATTGTGTCTTGTTGAAGTCATAACCACGCAGATCTTGCTACGAATTGGCACTTTCGAAACGATAGCCGAGGTGCAAGAAGAATACAGGAACTTTGTCGACACGTTTGCAGTTTCTATGCGCCAGATTGATTGGAACGATTAAGGCGATTACGCTGAAAGGAACAGGAATGACGTACTATTCTTCAGTTCGGGAAAAAGGAGTGTGGGTAGCATGGGGTTTCTACGATCAAGCACCTTCCAGCATCTTCACGTTTCTTGAGGAGACCGTCCGCACCTCGACAGTGTTTCGCATGTCTGGTGTTGTCAAAGTGTGGTGTGTGGGTCACAAGCACAGGCAGCATTTGGCGTTGGTGCTCTGCTCGAATCCTGAGGTTGCTCGCGACTACAAATATTGCGTATTCTGGTGGAACGAGGAGAATCGTTCAAGCATTGACGGTATGGTTTTGCCTGAGTGCGAGAACAACGCGCAAGCCTTTTACCGAATCGGTATGTGCGAGCACAGAGAACCGATTACACAAGTGTACGAAGGCACATCGGTTGGCGAACATGTTGTAGTTTGGTACCGCTGGACATCCGAGAAGGAGCTTGCAAGCTATGAATGAATTTACATTAGAATGGGTACAGGTGAGTCCTATTGACTCACCTCTCCTTTTTGGATCGACACAACTTGAGCGGTACAAGCTTATGTACGGTTTTATGCCTCGAAACATTGAGTTGGTTTTCTGGCATCATGATGGCGAGATTCAGAATTTTATTGTTCCACTTGAGGACAAGGAAGACTCTTACACAATCGAGCTCAGTGTTACACGGTTTGACGATTATAACCTGCTTATTAGCCGCACTGACACCAAGGATCTGGCATCTGCTCGGGCCTGTGTCGACTTCTACAAGAAACTCTGCACGCGAGGACTAGACGATGAATTTGAATAGATATGATACAATAAAAGAGCCACACAGTGGCCGCTCGAAAATTTTTGAATGGTATAGGAGTTTACGTATGGAGCATCTTGTTGGACTGATTATGAGTGGCGTTTTTATTGTTCTTGTTGTTTCTAGCGCGTGGTACATGCTCACACTCTCCGAGCGCGGAGAGTCTGTTGATGAGTAATGAAGATATTCCAGCATTTTTAGGTATTATGCCACGGTGGGTTGTCTATCAACTTCACACAGCGGATCACCAGATTGACGACTTGTTCGAGGTTGTTTTGGACTTGGGACGTGTTCCCGAGGCACGCTACCGAAACGCAACAATTCTTTTAGGCGACCGGGAGGTCACTGACTGGGATCTTGAAGAGTCGGTTAAAATGCTGAAGTTCGGTGAAGACAACCGTGCAGGCCTTCCCCGCATGCTTCACCGCATTTCAGCTATTCGCAGCCGCTCTGGCAAGATTGTGGGTCTTACGTGTCGATTTGGGCGAGCTATTACCGGTACGATCTCCCTGATTGAGGACTTGGTGGCATCTGGCAAGAGCGTGCTCATTCTTGGCCGCCCCGGTGTTGGTAAGACAACCATGCTTCGCGAGACCGCCCGTGTGTTGGCCGACGAGATGAAGAAGCGTGTCATTATTGTCGACACGTCGAACGAAATCGCAGGTGATGGGGATATTGCACATGATGGCATTGGTCGCGCTCGCCGTATGCAGGTGCAGCGCCCAAGCGAACAGCACGCAGTCATGATTGAGGCAGTGGAAAACCACATGCCTGAGGTTATCATCATTGATGAGATTGGCACTGAACTGGAAGCGCTGGCCTCGCGTACCATTGCTGAACGCGGTGTTCAACTCATCGGTACGGCTCACGGTCAGTTACTCGAGAACCTCATGGCCAATCCGACGTTGTCGGATCTGGTGGGTGGTATCCAAAGCGTCACTCTTGGGGACGAGGAAGCTCGTCGTCGGGGCACGCAGAAGACCGTTCTCGAGCGTAAGCAACCACCGACGTTCGATGTCCTTATCGAGATCCGTAGCTGGGATGAAGTCCTTGTCTATGACAACGTGGGTGAGGCAGTCGATTCCTTGCTTGCTGGCGAGGCTCCAGAGGGCGAGCAGCGCACAAGGGGTACCGATGGTACCATTACGGTAGAACGCGTCGTCTCAGAGGCAGCTGAGGGCCTAGCTGGGCAATCTGCGCAAAGCGTTCGTCGAGCACACAACAAGGCGCCTACCGCGAAAGGTCAGCGTCAGCGGGGAGACGGTCTTTCCGAGGTTACCAGCTTTCCCAAGATCAAGACTGTACCGGTGACGCAGCGCATCTACGCGTTTGGCTTGAACCGGAACAAGTTGGAGAAGGCGATTCAAGTGACTGGCGTACCTGCTACAATTGTGCACGACATCGAGGAGGCCACGATGATCTTTACGCTGAAGAGCTATTATCGTCAGGGCTCGACTCGGCTTCGCGGGGCACGGCAAAAGAACATTCCGGTGCACGCGTTGCGTTCTCCGAGTGTGAATCAGATTGAACAGTCTCTGCGTAAGGTATTTCAGATAGAGTACTAAGGAGAATAGCTATGTATGTAAACAAAGTAGCGGAATCAGTCGAACTGTTTGAACGGGTGCAGCATGCGGTCCAGAATCCGCGTTCGACGACGATTGTGATGTCGAAGCCGGTGTACATGTCTACCTTGGTGTACCCACTGTACAATTATGCAACTGTGCACGTGGGTACACTCCTTCAGATTTACATACATAGCATTCGCCGGGCTGAGAAGGTGTATTTTGGCCTGATCAGTTTTGAGGATGTTGACCTCTTGCTGTTCAAGGCACTGAAGGTATACAATCGCGCAGAACTTGTGGAGCGTGAAACTCGTTCTACGCTCCACAAATAGCGTAGAGTAAATCTCACGCTCCGCAAATAATAGGAGACTGTAAAATGGCAACACTTAACGCGAACTTACCTTACGTAGACGCCTACATCCGTAAGGAATACACGGGGCATACGGAGCACCTCAGTGGGTACATCTTTGGGGTAAAGTCGTGGCTTAACCGCCCGATGCACTTCCACTTCCTGTCGTCGATCGGGGCGATTTTTTGGAACATGCCAATTTCCGCGTTTGTGCACGACTTGGAATTTGATAAACTGTCGGACGTCGAGCAGACACGGCTATCGTTGCTGCAGACATGGGATTGCCAGTCAAACCACATCGCCGTGACGGTGTTTGCATTCTTGCAGAATCGTCGTGTCGATGTGCACTGCCGGGACGATGTTTGGCGAAGTGGTATATATCAGTTCACCATTGACGACTATGATGGTGATCTTAACGAGACGCCTCTCGGGTATGCCAATCACCAGGATAGTAAGTGCTACCAGTTTATTCGCCTGGATGATGGCAACTTTGGCATTCATCCGAACAACTTGTTACGCTGGCACAACCCTGACTTCATCGTACCGTATGATAAGAACAACAAGCCTCGGCTTCACGTCTACAGCGAGGAGATGTCGAGTGAGGACATCGATCGCACCTATGGCAACAGTCCGTATTACTTCTACAGCGCCGAGTAAGGAGAAAGTATGAACACGAACGCACGAACAGAATTCTTGGAGCACGTTGGCAACCGCATCGTGGTCGCCGCCCGCATGGCACCGACTGACTATGGTATAGAAAGCGACCGCATCGATTTGCAGGAGAAAGTCTATCTTAAGTTTGGTCTTTACCTCCCCGGTGTCGAGGGGCAAACCGAGTACGAGGAGTTTCTCAGCAAGCTGGAATTCCTCTATTACAACGGGTACGGCCTGCAGTACATGGACGGTGTGATTTGGTACGAGGATGGCAGTTGGTCGGACCGCGACGAGTACGATGGCGCTGAGTGGTGGGTGCACCGTTCGCGGCCACGCATCCCCGATGAGTGTATGAAGGATCTGTGATGAGTAAGATCGCTATGGCTCTCTTGTGTGCTGTTCTCCTGTCGCTGGCGTTGCGTTTGCTTTATTATGTATTTGACTGGAGGTGGTATTAATGATATGGATAATCTCATTATTGCTGTGTTCTTCGGTGTATTACTGGCGTTCGTAGGGCTGATGTGTTACTTCGCACTCGGATGGTCTTGGTTTTAACGAGATCGAGGCTTGCATTTTGTTTTGAGTTGGTGTAGACTACGTATGTGCTACTAAGCATGTGTTGTTTCCCAGACGACACCACCTGGGACCCCCTCACGTTACGGCAGAACACGTGAGGGGTTCTTTTTTTTTTATTTTTTTTCTGGCGTCTGCTGGCACTCTGGGGCTTTCTAGGGAGCATTGAACATTATGTTCAGTTGTCGAAACGGGTTGATGCTTTTTGAAATTTTTCAGTATGACAAAGGTATGGAAGGTGTAGGTATGTATAGGGTTTTTGACTACCTACCATCTACTGCTTGTGTAAGTAGTAGTAATCAACTGTCTTTGAAAGGACAAACATCATGTCGAGCATCATCATCATCACCGTCGTCGTCATCGTCGTCACCATCGTCGTTATCATCGCTATCCCTCAGTTGATCATGAAGGGTGCAAAGACGTCTCATGAGCTGTGGGTTGAGCGCAACAACGAGGCAATCGCTCAGAACAATGCAGCGCGCCGCAAGTAACCACAGCGAAACAATCTACTCAGTAATGAGTAGGTTGTATGCAGTTTATAACTGCACTGACGAGCTGTTCGTTAGTAATCAGTATTGTCTCTTTGAAAGGACAAACAACCATGTTCGCAGTCATCATCACCGTCTTCGCAGTCATCGTCGCCATCCGCATCATCAGCAGCATCACCGTCGAGATCACCACCCACCAGTACGATGTCGAGTGTGAGTGTGTCAAGTGTCAGCAGACCAGCAAGGAGATTCGCAACATGAGTAAGTTGAACGTCAAGTCCATCGAGGAATACGCAGCCATCTACGCTCAATGGGTATCAGTCGACACCTCAGTCGAAGAGTACTCGGCAGCTGCAGTTGACGTCATCATCACCACAACCGGCACTTGGAAGATGACTTACGTCGTCAACAAGTCGGTTAAGTTCACTGGCCGCACGTCATACACCGGCAAGACTTCGGGTTGGTTGTTCGAAAACGTCAACACCGGTGCAAGCGACATGTACCTCCAGATCAGTGGTAAGTCCTCCGCATGGGAAGCTCGCAACTGGTTCGGTAACGGTAACTTCGCTGTCAACACCAAGGTCGCTGTCAAGTAACTAACCAACTAGCAACGCTCACCTGCTACAGGATGTGAGAATTATCAACATTGCCCAATAAGGGCTAGAGAGAGTGACTACAATGGAGAACATGCTCAACATCACCGCAATCGCCGCCAACGACTGGAACGTCTGGACCTGTGCTCACTGTGAGTCGTGCAACTTCGGTGACACGAAGGTCTGCATCGTGTGTGACATGGGCCGCTGGACCAGCTGTGACATCGAGTGCGAGCACAACCGGCCAGCACCTGCTTCGGTAGCGGTATACGTCAACTTGGATGAGGTTGTCCAGGTGCCGTTGCCATACACCAACATCCATCAGGTGCCTGCTAATTACAAGGAACTGATGGACATGGAGCGCGAAGGTGCTCTGCAGTTGGAAATGCGCTTGTCGTAGTCTTGTTCACCTGCAACGCTCACCTGCAGTAATGGATGTGAGATGTCCGTATGTCCGTATGTGTGTTTATTATTATGTTCTTTGAAAGGACAAAACTACCATGAAGTCAGTCATCAACGCAGTCATCGGCATGTTCGTGTTGGTCGTCAGCCACTTGGTCATCTACTTCGTTCGCAACCTGAAGATGGGCTTCATCTTCGGCGTCGTCATGCTCACCTTGCTTGGCTTGGGCATCAGCGGCGAATTGCCTTCTATCGACATTGTCACCGCTAAGTGGGTAGGCATTCTGACCGTTGGGTACGCAGCTGTCGTTGCTGTATTCGGTGTGTTCGTAACCGCTTACGAGATTCGTAAGTACATGGCCAAGGAAGCAAAGGGCCAAGACACCTGGATTGAGCGGATTAACCTTCTTAAGGTTGTCTACAATGTTCCAGGATACAGCTTCCGCAACAACATCACCAAGTAGTCAACACCGGAGTGGGCGGCAACCGGTCAACTTGCCCACCATTGGAGAAGTGATGCATCTCCAGCATAGATCAGCATCCTTGCTGCGTTTGCAGCTAGAGGGGTATTACCAATGGGTAAGTACTATCGGTCCTCGGTGGTTGTTCGTTGGTTGGTGCACAGTCTGAGCGATTGTGCTATGAGACTGATGCCAATTGGTTTGTCTGATGTCGAGGACGGTAGTCTTCGGTGGAAAGCAGCCAACTGGCTGATGCGCAAGACTAGCGACTGGGCTGTCGCGCTTAAGAAGGTCTAGTCCACCGTGGAGTAAGCGGATAACCACGTTAAAAACTTGCTTACCATTGGAGAAGTAATGCAACTCCAGCATAGCACTGCATTCTCGGATGACAATCATCTGAGCTATAGCTGCCATTGCAGCTAGAAAGGTACGCCTTACCATGGGTAAGAAGTACAACACGTCCGCAGTCACCGTTCGTCCGATTGCCACCGGGGAGCTTGCCTTCCTGGTCGAGGCATGGGAGGGCATCAAGCCTTCCCGCAAAGCCGCGGTGACGGTGCGGATTGCTCGGGAGACCGAGCGTCCGGCCAACTGGCGGCCAAAGACCGACAAGATCGGTCGCCGTCCTCGGATTGAGGCGGTGGTGGCTGAGCGAGAAGTGGAGGAAGGGCCGCACGAGTGCGACTTCTCGATCAGCCGGTGGGAGGATGTCATCTACCACCATAGCGGGTGGATTGACGTAACTATCGCACGGTGTGAGTGCGGTAGTTACAACATCACTCCGGAAGACCCGGAGATCCACATCTCCGAAGACGACCACGCTCACCAAGTGTGGATTATTAAAAAGTATAGGTGTAATCCTGTGGCGTACGTTTCCGAGTCGTACGAGGGCAGTTCGCCCTTCAAGAAGCTCGACCGGTAGTCACACGTGGAGTCAACGGATAACCACGTTAAAAACTTGTTGACCATTGTATATACATAATTCTGTGTATATACTAGCTCTCGAAAGGAGCACGGCTATGGAATTCCTTGAGGTATTAGTTCGCGGTAAGACGGTCAAAGATGTCAGCGTCGAGCAGATCGCGCGCAACATCTACGAAGTCACGGTGGGCCATGGCGGCGGGGAAGAGGGCCCCGACGGTGAATGGCGTGGCTACGTAATCGGTCGTAGCCAAATTATCATCGCCAGTAGCATGTACGATGCGTGCTACAAGGCGCATCACTTAGCCAAGATAATTGGCTAAGTGTGTTGCAGAGTGGGCGGTAACTGCATAACTTGCCCACCATTGCATACAGTATAATTCGGTATTGTATGCTAGCTCTCGAAAGGAGCATATCATGCATAAGTATGATGTAGAGTGTGAGTGTGTAGTGTGTGTGGCGTGGACCGACCGGATCGGGCATAAGTTGGAAACTGTGGCAACATACGTTGACAACAGTGGACACGATTACGACATTGAGTGCGAATGCACTGAGTGTCAGAAGATCACGGTGGCCGAGCGCGAAATCCAGATGTATGTCCTGGGGGAACCAATCTCTGTCCCGGTTACGATCAATCCAGAGGTTCAGGAATTCGCTGACAAGAAGTTGTCGGATAGTATTCGGTTCGATCAGCACTAATCAGCACTAGAGCTCTCGGCAAAGCTCGTTAAACACCGAGTAGAAGGGAATGTCTATGTATGACATTCTGGTTGTGACGGTGTTGGCATTCGTGATGATGGCCGTGTTATTGAAAGGTGGTCGGTAATGAGTCCTGCAGAACAACTATACGTCGAGAAGTTGTGTCGCCAGTACTATCAGGCGCTCTATGGCGTAGATTACGTCGTAGAGTTCGGGCATATCTTGCTGTTTCCGCATAAGCATGCGGAGGCTGTGGTCAAGCTCGAGAAACTCATGGAGAATGTCGGTTACCAGGTAGTTCGCCTGGTAGAAATTCGGAAAGGGTAAACTAGTGCACAAGATCACCCTGTTAGACGTTCGGCATAGTGCTGCCGAAAAGCTGGCCAAAGAGAAACTGCGGGTAGAAGTACCCGCAGAATACAACGGGGATTGGTTCCCCGCTGTCATGTACGTACCTGCGTATCCCCGTCAGGAGGATCACAGCGTGGATGCTTACACGTTCAAATGTGTGAGCGTCAACGCTAGCCTGAAACGTCTTAGACGGCTCTACACGGCCCTTGGTGGACGCGCAATGCCTCCGTGGTCCGGTATATTGGTTGACGGCGTCGAGGTCAACGGGAACGTCAAGGACGGCGAGTAGTCCACCTGGAGTGAGGGGTAACCAGTATAACTTCCTCATGTACTAATTTAGCTCTTGAAAGGAGCGTGTCATGCACAAGTATGACGTTGAGTGCGAGTGTGTCGAGTGTCAGAAATCCTGGAGGGTGGAGCACATCTGGGAGACCGTCAACTCCCAGGCGGAAGCAGACTGGACTTTCTCGGGTGACACCGAGGACGAGGTCGTCGCCGCTGCGTACAAGCGCAAAGAGACTCTTCGCCCCACTGAAGAAGAGTGGATGGCTGTGGAGGACAAGTTCTTTCTCTACAAAAAGGGGAAGTTCTTGGGAGAGTTTTCCCTTTAGTAGTCCACGTGGTAGTCGGATAACCACGTTAAACACCGACATCATTTTATGTGCAAAAGCACAAGGAGAATCCAATGCCTAATTGGTGCAGTAACGTTGTTCAACTCAGCAAAGACGGGTACGACTTTACGAGCATGGAAAAACGCATCCCTACCGAGGGACTCTATGCGCAATTCCTTCCCGCACCCGAGGGACTTGACGACCACCAACTGACGGATTGGTGCTACGAGAATTGGGGCGTTAAGTGGGACACCCAGAACGCAGATGCCGGCGTCGATGGCGACCGCATTCAACTGTGTTTTGATAGCCCATGGAGCGCACCACGGCAGTGGCTCGCCTATATGGTGAGCATCGGGTTCGATGTCCGAGGTGCATTCTGGGAGCCAGGCATGGCCATGGGCGGTGTCTACACTACCTTGCACGATGGAGCACTAGTTGCTCCAGCATTGGAGTGGACGCAGGACAACCTCGTCGAACGGGGTAGCGAAATGTACGAATATCTCATCAGTTACGGACTGATCTCAGAAGATGATGAAATGATCAACGACTAGCTCGCACGAGGTAACCGGCAAACCTCGTTAAACACCGGTATCTTTTTATGCTCACGAAAGGAGCACGGTATGTTGTATTGCATGATGGCGGTGTCTCGATGGCTTACTGGTGACCCGGACTTCGGGTACGATGGGGAGATGATCCCCAAGGTCACCGCGGTGATCTACATCCGTGAACAGCCCTTTGAGGACTGGGAGCGGGAGGAAGGCAGGAATATCTGGAAAATCAAGCTCGGTGAGTCTACTGTTGTGTCAATGCATAGGTGGACAACTGATCTCTCTCCAGTGGAGATCAGTACCAAGCATGACTGCGAAGTCATTGACTGGTCCAAGCGGTAAGTGGAGATCTCGGAGTGAGGGGATAACCGATGTAACTTCCTCAATAGTTATATTAGCTCTTGAAAGGAGCAACGCTATGCAAGTACTGCAAGCACGTGGGATCATCCTGGAAAACCTCGAAACGCTTCGCGAGTTCAAGCCCGAGGACTTGCGGCTGGTTGCGTTATACAACGCAGCAGCAGGGCAGTCCTGGGCCGAGTTCAACCTTATCCGCACAACGTGTGCGGACTGGGACGAGCTCACCTACAACAACTTTGAGGAGGAAGACCTCAAGAATTTGTGGGACGAACTCTCTGAGCATTTCAGCAAAATCTGGGAAGGAACCAAGTAATGCGAGTACGTGGCAAGCAGCCGCATGTCTATCGTGAGTCAGAAACGGCTACGATAGCGCGGTACACCAACTTGCTCCCTCCTGTGTACGAGGCAAGTGCACAGGAGTGGAAGGTGTTTGGCCGTCAGGATACCATTGTCCGTGTTGGTACGCGGGCGACTATGCTGACGTATCTCAAGGGTAGGCGCGATCAGTATACTCGTATGCACGGATACGAGGATTTGACTGACCCCTGCCTCAGGCTGAGGTGGGATACTAGTCTGCGGTGCTTTCACGTGACAGAGCCGCAGTTGGACCTACCCGTGTTCTCAGGTACTAAGTACATGTGTACGTGGTATCTGGTTGGCCGGTCGGACGAGTTCCAAGGCCTGTAGTGTGTTGACAACGCTCACCTGTGTCGGATGTGAGAAAGTAATTATAGCCCTGAGGGGCAAGAAGGAGAGTGTGACTATGGGTAAGGTTATCACCGCAGCGGTCTTCATCAGCATGTTCAACAGCTCATTCCGGGACAGGCTCGAGTGGATGAGTGAGGAAGTTCGCGACCTCACGGTGGACGCGCTCACCCGGGAAGGCTACGACGAGGACGATTTGCGTCGGATGTCGGATGCCTTTGCCAAGCTGGAGGAAAAGTCCAGCGACTTGATCGAGACAGACTACGCCAACGATCTGCTGAACGTGGACGAAGAGAGTCTCGATGAGGGTTACTACTCGGATGGTGAAGACGAGTAGTAGGTAGCGGACTGGCAACTCTCGCCTGCGTCGGATGCGAGGAAGTAATGTATAGCCCTGAGGGGCAAGAAGGAGAGTGTGACTATGGGGACTCAGCATTGCGTCTTGATCCAGGACCGTTTCGACAACGAGGCCAAGTTCAACTTGGTCATCACCCACGACGTACCCTTCCACCCGGAAGCGGTCTTGTGGATTGCTCAGCTGTACACGGCAAAGCGTTGGGGGTCACAGCCCGACGTGTACCGCACTGCCGAGCTCGATGTCAGCGTCGACTGGAACGACATCGTGTACGTTCCGGCGCTAAATGTCCTGGACTTCGAGTCCTCGGACTACTGGCCAACACAGAAGCAGCTGAGGTTGGCTCGGATGGCGTTGGATTCGTACCGTATGTTTTATGACGAGTTGGCAAGGCAGGAGAAGATTATCTCCGGCTATGTCCGTCAGGAGATGCACAAGCAGTACGGTGAGGACACCGTCGCTATGCGTCTTCCCACCTTCCACAGCCGTGCTTCGGCATTGGACATCCTAGTTCATCTGGCACGGTAAGTCCACACGAGGTAGCCGGCGAACCTCGTTAAACACCGGTATAGTATTATAAGTGCAAGAGCACAAAGGAGAGCAAGATGCGTTACTCAATCAAGTTCGTGGCGAGTGCGAAGAAGTCCGTTCCCTTCGGCCTGGGTATGAGCAAGAAGTTCCACGACGCTGTGTGGAAGGGTGGGTGTAAGCGCCAGTGGCACGACATTGGTATCAAGGCCACGGAGTACTGCCTGCGGACACGTTCGTGCATGATCGACGTCGAGGCCTCGGACGCTGCTGAGTTGTCGTTTAAGCAGGAGGTGTGCCAGAGCCTGGTCGACTACATCTGGCAGGCAAGCAACAAGCCCTTTACAAGCGTAGAGGTGTTCGAGACGTGGAGTCACAAGGTTATCTACAAGGCTGATCTCTAGGAATGTCTGGCAACTCCCACCTGCGACGGATGTGGGCAAGCAAAGCAATGTGCAAGTGCACAAAGGAGCAACAGCATGTCTGATGTCAAAGTCCCTGCAGCAGAGCGTATTGGGTCCGCGATGGTTGAGAAGCTGATCGAGTCACTCGAAGCGGGAGTGGCAAACGGTCAATGGAAGCAGCCGTGGACAACGTCAAAGCAGATCAATGCGGTCACCGGGGCTAGCTACTCCGGTGCCAATGCGATCAACTTGATGTTGATTGGCGCGGAATGCCCTTACTGGGCTACCTTCAATCAGTGGTCGACAGCCGGTTACCGTATTCCACAGGGTACGGAATCCAGCGGTTTTGTCCACACCCCTCCGAGACGGAACAAGAAGACGGAGAGCGGCGAAGAGATCACCATATTCGTCCCATCAAAGACGTTTGTGGTGTTCAACGGTTCACAAGTCGTTGACGCCGATGGCAACCCGTTCACGTGGGAATCTTCGCCACCTGTTCCGGTTCTTCCAGAGATCGAGGCCTTCTTCGCCAAGCACAATCCAACGATTGTGCATGACGATCCCAGTAGTGCATATTATCATCCGTCGAAAGACTTGATCAATATGCCGCCGATCAACTCGTTTGTTGACAATGTTTCATACTATGGAACGTTAGCGCACGAGATGATTCACTGGACTGCACACAAGGACCGGCTGGATCGCGATCTGTCTCAGTATGGCCGTGATCGTAAAGTACGCGCATTCGAAGAACTCATAGCTGAGTTCGGCGCGGCCATTATCGGTAGTGAACTTGGTCTAACTACTGAGGTGAGAGATGACCATCTGCAGTATCTAGCTTCTTGGCTATCCTCCCTTAAGGAGGATAAGACGGTACTGCGGCGGGCGGTTACCGAAGCAGGTAAGGCTTCAGCCTACGTCAGCAGAGATGCTGAGTAGTTTACATATACCGGTTAGCTCTCACAGAAAGGGGGTGATTACCACTTGCCACCATTCGGATTCATGGTGTTAGTTTTCTTCCATCTCCGGTACAAGACTGGAGGTGGTCGGTTCGCCTGGAGTCTGTACTCACTGCGCGCGTCGCTCAAGTATCAGGACGGTTCGATCTACGGTCGAATACTTTACGACGGGTCGCGTCCGTTGCTAGAGACCTGGGAGAACGGCGTGCGTATCTGGGTAAGTCCTGACTACGATGCGTATATGGCTGAGTCTCAGCGACGTATCGATCAGGCTGCCAAAGAGTACCGCGTCACGGAGACTTTCGGTCCTGGCGATTCCATGCCCTAGTGTCTGATTATTAATCAGCGGTAGGGTACTGTGCCCTACCGCATATGGGAGATGCAACTACTATGCGTAAGCAAGCACAAAAGACCGCAGTGACCGTAGTCGAGAACACTGGCAACACCAAGCTGGTTGGTACGTCCGCGATGTACAACTGGATCACCACCTACACCGAGGTGGGGCCGACCTGTCCTACGACGTGTTGGTTCCACCCCGAGTCTCTGTATGCCGACGATCTCAAGAAGCTCAAACTCAAGGCCTGCTACACCAAGCGTGGGCATGTGTCCTTCAGTGTTGCGGCTTCCAAGTTCGCTGGTGCAGATACGTCTGACGGTGCGTTGACTCCTGTGCGTGAGCGCTTCGATCGCATCTTCTTGATGCACGAGGCCGGACGCAAGACAGTCGACGGCATTCGCTTCCAGACGGGTGGCGATATTCTCCATCCAGTTACGGGTCAGCCGTGGGTGGAGTTCATCGACCTGATCCTGTACGTTATCGAGCGTGCATTACCTCTGGGGATACCAGTCATCGGCTTCACCGCTACGTGGCGGTATCCCGAGGTGCAGGTGCTACGTCGCAAGTTCCATGCTTCTGTTCAGACGTTTGCTGATGCTCGGCAGGCGACTGAGATGGGTTGGACCGTGGCGTATGCAGTGGGCGAGCAGGACGTACTACAGGCTGTCAGTGAGCTCAGGAGTCTCGGTCAACGTGCTGTATACTGTCCTGAACAGGCAGGTAAGGCAAAGAGCTGCAGTGACTGTGGTCTGTGTGCAGTGGCCGATAGCAGTAGACTCGACAGAGTTCTTTGGGAAGAGAACTACATGCTGTATCGGAAGCGTTTTGTGTTGACCGACATCCCAGTGTCGATCGTACTCAAGAACCACTAGTCGGTAAGTCTATGACCCGGGGACAATTCGGTTCCCGGGTCTATTACAAAGGAGTGTGTAGGGTTATGGAAAAGCGCGCATTGATCCGGTGGAATGACGGTGAAGATCTCCAGGTGTTGATTGGCATCGGTAAGTGGGATGGTAAGTCGAACGACGACCACATCTTCTACTGGATGGAAGAGTTGACTGACTACCAGGTTGGGTACCGCAACGGTGATGGGTGGACCATCATCCAGATCGAGAAGGAGACTGCGTTGAGTACTAAGTGGACATTGAATCGGCCTGAGCTGGCAGACAACGACGAGGAGGTAGTGGTGGGTCTCGACTACAACAACGAGCGGTCAGACTTCAATCTGGCGCGCGTACAGTTTGTCGAGCTGTACAACGGTATCCCTGAGCCATACTTCCACATCAGCTTCGACGAGGCTATGTGCTACAGTGTGTCTGCCAAAGAGTTGTTGTCCGACACCTACAAGACCATCTACGTACCAGGTGCTTGGGGTGCGACTCTCTGCTGGATTCCGATCCACCGAGCGTAGTTGTTGTGGTCCATGCGGGATAGTAATGTGCTATCCCGCTTACCTATAGGAGGATGCAATGAGCATCAAGATTACTGTGACTGAAAAAGTGCTGAAGGACTCGTTGATCTCGGCCGTGTCGGATCTCTATCATGTCGACAACTGCGAAGAGTTCGGCGAGTGGATGTTCGTGCGGTACTTCGGTAACCGCGCTGACCTCGAGAACGATCTGTCCGAGCAGCTGGGTCACTCTAGCTACAACATCGGCATCTCGCTTCTCAACCTGGCACCAGACTCAGATGAGTTGCGGCGTGACTACTTCCGCCACAATCACCGCAACAACTTGCTCACACTCGAGCAGGCGGTGCATATGATTCAGTTCGGTCACGAGATCTGGGTCTGCAACTACAATGCAGATCAGGAGATTGATCTGTTCACGACCGTCACTATCTCGGACTTCGACGAGGACCGTGACGAGTCATTGACCGAGTGGCTCAAGGACATGCAGGCCTGGGCTAAGCAGGACTGGGCTAAGTAGTCTACACAGTGGGGTCCCTGCGGAGTAGTAAAGTGCTACTCCGCTTTCTTATAAGGAGCGCGAGAGTTATGCATCACACCTACGTGGCAATTGAGCTTTCATCGGAAGACATGGAGCAGGCTCTAATTCAGATCAGGGACGTCGTCGAGCATGATCCTGAGGAATGTGACGTCAACGATACGGAGATCGAGTTGGCTCCTAAGCTGGCTTCTCTCTGTATCCTGTTCCTGCATGAGTTCGCAGAGGCACAGGCGCAAGGTAAGGTCAACCTCGATTCAATCTGGCTACCGAATTACGAGCTTCGGCTCTTGGTGGCTACGGCCGCGAAGTTATTAATGGCAGCATCTGAAGAGAAAGAGGGTGAGTAACATGGCTAAGTTCACTGTAATTGAGTACATGGACCCAGCAGGCGACGTCGACAGCATTGAAGTTGACTTGGCGTGGCCACTTGCAGACGTTCAGCTGCTACTGGCGTACCAGACACGGCGTCACGAGACACAGTGGAAGGAGCACTTCGGTCCTACTGACTACTTCAATCGTCAGTACCCGCGGATGATGGCCGTGATTGCGGATGCTAAGCGTCGTTTCGGTAACGGTACCCCTATCGATGAGCTGACTATCATCGACTGGCAGGAATAGTCACGGCGAAACGGTCCACTCACACGCGTGGGTGGGCCGTATGCAGATCACATCTGCACTGATGAGCCGTCAGGTTCTCTCAGTAGTACAGCAGCGAGGGAATTGATGCATCTTGTCTGCTGTATTTTTTATGGCAGAGGCCATAGCTACAACAAGTGGGGGCTATTTTTATGTGGGAGCCCTCTTTTTATGCCGGCGCTCGTTGATGATGACGGACATGATTGCAATCGCAAGGGAGGGGTGCCGAGGGGAACCAAGCGCTAGGGGGTGCCGAGGGGGATGCCGCTTTGTGCGCTTTTTCACATAAGCGTTTGTACACATTTTCACAAGCTCACGACGATTTCTGCGATCTTGCACAGCTTTTTGGCCAAAGCAACATAATTGAAACTAATGTTGCTTTGGAAATGCACGCACTTTGCACAGACTTTGGCCAGATCGTAAAGTTTCCTTCATTTTTTAAATAAAATTGTGAACATATTCACAATCTTACCCTACTTTGTGCACGTTTTCACAGGCCAGCATGGCTTTCTGCTGCCATTTGTGCTACTTTTCTGCACTTTTAAAACCGAAAATTGATCCCAAGGAAGTGCTGCGACAATGTTATTCATGGCTTGTGCAGGGATGCGTGTGTCTATAGACATAAAACAAAAATGACTGGGTAGTCATCATAGAGATGGCCCCCAGTCATAATGTGGACAAATTGTGGATAGATTGTGGATAACTCTATGAGACTTTAGCCTGATGCAGCGTCATGTGCAGGGATGCTTCTTGATACTCAAAGACATTCTCGTCTAGGTTTTTGAGAAACTCTGATCGTACATAGATGCTGTCACCTTTATTGTTGAGCTTTACCTTATGAACGAATGCATACTCATTATAGAATTCATTGAAGAATGGTGTTGGATAGTGAGTAATGTATTCTGTTAGGGCGGCGATCTCTTTAAAGCTGGTGAGCTCCCTCAGCATACATACGAACTCATATCCTCTTATTGTTTCTTCTGATTGTTTTAAGAAAGAGAGTGGTATTGATACCCGGGGATTATTATTGTATGACTGCTCGGTCATCTCTTCCTCGGTCCACAAGGTTGTCTGATTCATAGGTGACTGTTTCATTTCTGTCCTTCTTTCTTGATCATGCCATTACAGTGAGCGGCGAGTTTATCTGCATATCCCTTACCTGGTACAGCCCATGTTCCTTCTAATCCTGCCAGTGTTGGTGCACATCCTATGATACGAGCGGGGACACTTCTGCGGGCTGTGTGTAGGCTGAAGTAGTACCACTGATTGTCGTCCATCTGCTTAGGTGAAAGAGCATAGCCCAGTAAGCGGGCCATGTGTGCAGGAACGCTGTTGAATACCCACGATTCGAAAGGCAAACCTTTCTTCCAGATCTTCTCAGTAGCATCATAAGCCCATTCGTTAATACCTGCATTTGGTGGTAAGTGCGGGGCTGTTTGTCCTGTTACACCGATACCTGCGGGATTTCTTCTTGGCCGTGCACACCACCAGCTGGTAAGATACCCCGTTTCATGGATCATCTGAGCTATGGCCACAGTAGGATTTACTCCAGATTTCCGTCCTTGCTCATAATATGCAGGAATGATTGCATCCTTAATGTCTGCATCTGTGTACTTGCAATTCTTTTTTCCTTTTAGATACTCGAATGCTGCCTCTTGTGTGCAGCTGGGATCTCCCATAATAGAAGAGTCCCGAGTTATTACCCCTGTCATGTTGTTACCTCATCATCATAATAAAGATCCGCACCCATAAGAAACCAAATACCGGGAATCCCTTCTGCATCATTATGTAGGTTTATCATCTCGATAGTACCATCGACAAGATAATCTAACATCATTGACCCAAAATTGTCGTCCGTAATACCTAGTGTAACTCCCGTCGGTATGTACGGAGACAATTCCTTCATCATGGCCTGGCGCCAAGCTTCCCCATATAGGCTACTCCCCAGCACTTTCAACTTGATCATTTTGTTTCCTAATATGATTCACTAACTGAGTACCTCCCGAAAAGTACTCTGAATCCTTACCGGCGGTCCTTTCTAATTCTAACAGATTTGCGATGTCTTCGAGCAGTAAAGTCGGATCTTGTCTTTTAAGTTCGCGATAGTACTCAATGTAGTGCAAGGTCCAGGTCACCGCGGTTTTAATCTCGGTGAGCGACTGCTCTCGGATGTCTTTCTCTTGCTCAGAGTACTCATCCTCAAGCACGCTTTTACGCATTGAAGCACACACTTGAGTAATAATCTTGGCTAATTCGCCGAGACTGGTTTGATCAATCTCTAGTGGCATTGCTATCTCCTAAGAAAGACCAACGCTTTTCTGTAGTAATCGACTTCGACTCGGGTGATATGTAGACGTTAATCATGGCGAGCATCTTGTAGAATGTCTCAGCGTCCGCTGGAACCTCAATAAGATCTTCGCTGTCCTCTTCATCTCCCTCCGTATCTGCGGAGCTAGCCTCATTCGCAATGATGCCACCGACGTACTCGTAATCATCCGGAATACTGTCTCCCTCAAGAGCGAATAGTACCGACCGGCGATGGACCTTCTTGTAGTTCGTGCTGTAATGGAGCAAAAGATACACGTGATTGCTGTATTGCTGACACTCAACAGTACATCCCTCTGGAAGTGTTATCTCAGCTTGAGTAGGAAAAGACTCGTCGTTCAAGTTAGCCAGTGGCTGAATTGAGAACTGCTTAGGCATCTAATCCCTCCTGAAGTTGCTTCATAATAGCGGAAACGGTTTCCTTGGGCACAAAGCCGATTACGTCTGAGGTTTTCAGCGCCTTGCCGTTCTCGTCCTTTAGCGGTAAATTGTAGAGTATCCGCTTGAAGTCGCCGTCAAAGACAGCAACTTCGTAAGTATCCTTCTCGGTACTGCCGTACGTCTGCTCCCCCTGAACTACAGAGATTGCATAGTCGTTGCTCATTTTCATCTGAGCCATCTGCACAGAATCCCACCGAGGGTGATCTGCAAAACGCAAATGATCGAAGTTAAACATAGAAGACTCCTTACTTAACGCGCTTAATAAAGTTGGTCAGGTCGTTGATCCAGCCCTGAATGTTAGGATCTTTCGAATTGCCGTCGTTCATTCCCATACGAATCAGATAGAACGCATCCCACAGCTTGGACCAGACAATCTCGGCGATCTTTGCTTCATTGACGGGCTGAGATCCTCCAGATTTTTCGAGTGCAGTGACTCGCTCCTTCAATTTGGCCACTTCAGTAAGAACGGCACCGATCTTTCCCTCTGCGTTTGCTGCGGATTGTCGAGCGGCCGCTACTTGATCTTGGGCTGTCTTGAGTTGCTGACGAATTCCGGCTAATTGTGAGTCGTTGATGTTTACGATTGTCCCAGAAACAGTGTCTGTTTCGTGAATGTAGCCTTCGATAAGCGTTCGTTTTTGTCTACCCAGGGGCTTGTCTGCTGTGTTCCAGTAGAACCAAAGCTTACGATGAACTACCATAAGCGTACCGTGGCAGCCTGGCTTGGTAATAATTAGTTCTGCGGGTTTTCCCTTAGAAACGCGCCAAACGTTAATACCAAAAGAACCACCGGCCGCACTCATAGACGTGTTGTACTCGGCTCCTGTTTTGTCCCCGATTGCAAATGTAGGAGTAGCCGTATAGGATCCTCCGGGGGATTTTAAGTCTTCTGTCTTGTCTGTCATCTGGTTTTCTCCTTATTCTTTACTACCCTTCAAGGGGTTTTGGTGCCAAAGACGGGAGTCGAACCCGTACGAGGAAACCCTCAGCAGTTTTTAAGACTGCAGCGTCTGCCATTCCGCCACTCTGGCTTGTTTTTTACTACCCCTCCTCGTGGAGGATGTGTAATTGGTGGGCCAAGCAGGATTCGAACCTGCAACCAAATCGTTATGAGCGATCTGCTCTGACCTTTGAGCTATTGGCCCTGATTGTCTTGATCGTCTCAACAGCCTCAATTACTTGCTTTGCTGCTTCGAGTGCCTCGTCAAAACCCTCAATGTCTGTCTCAGTTAAATTACCATCATACAGCAAGTGATCCGCATACTGACGCATGACTGTACTTGCCTGACTGCCTAGATGCTCTCTCATGTCGCTCATAACTTACCTCGTAAATACCAGCGGAGCATTTACCCCGCTGGTATCTATTATACACGACTTAGTACATTCGATCTTCTGGAGTACGCAGGTAGTTGTAATAGCCGAGATACTCGTCTAACCGAAGCACATCTCCGTACTTCGCGGCGTACTCGGCCATGATACCGTCTGCTACGTAATCCATTGAGTAGCGAAGAGTCTTCATTAATCTCCCCCTCACCATGTAACATGACGTATCAATGTTTCCAACTTGCGGATAAAATGGCGGAGTAAGACGAATACTGTTGTTTCTCCAAACCTGCCCCCAAGTAACCATGTTTATCTGAGTGTAATTAATACTAGATACGCGTGCATACCAGTCGGGATGAATAATGTTGTCGTCGTCCAAAATGTACACCCAGTCCAAATCATCGAATTCTATAGAATCAAGCGCAAAATTTCTATTAGGATTTCCAGCAAAGCCTGTGTATGGTGAATATAATGTAGTTGCCCCTTCTACTAACGTCGCGTCTTTAACAGAGGCGTCGTACACAACTACCCAATGACACTCTTTAGGAATACTTTCAGCAAGATATGGTAAATTTTCGGGTCGAGTACACGGTGTAATTATGTGGATCATTTTTCGTTCCTCACCATAACCAAGAGCTTATCGTTGTCCCAGCCAGGTGAATACTTGTTAGCATGCTCGGCATTGATAAACGTAATGCTGTGGTAGTATTGAGTAATGTCGGCGAGCTCTCTGGCATAATCGTCTTCTGATCTACTTCTAAAGATGTCTTCTATGACAAAAAAACCGCCAGGCTTTACAAAACGATGTGCAACTTTTGCAATTCTAATCTGATCTTCAAACGAGTGTGTCGAATCGTCAATAAGAATGTCAAACTGCACACCTGATGTTTCAAGACCGTCTACAATAGATTGTTCGTGATGCACATTCATAGGTATATACACAGTATCGGTTAGTCTGTCTTTGAGAGCGGCCGTAATCTTCTCAGGATAAAATTCCCAACCCCACAGTTTTGCTTTAGTAAAATAGTTTCTCCAGCAAATCATAGATTGATTATACTCAATCCCAATCTCCCCGAAGTTAATCTCCTTATGACGCAGGGAAGCAAACAGTAAGTCGTACACTGCCGTGTAGGGATGACGATGTCCGCTACTTGACCCTATGTTGTAAGGAGACTTGTCTGTCGGGAACCTGATACCTAGGTCACACAGTGCGGTTTTTGCATTTGTGGAATCAATTACCAATTGATTAAATTTTGTTACGTCCATCAACGTTCTCCCTTATTCCACTGAGTAGTGGTTGGTACCGGCGGAGGGTCTCGAACCCCCGACAACCTGCTTAGAAGGCAGGTGCTCTATCCGCTGAGCTACGCCGGCAAGCGTGTACCAGTGGGGATTAACCACTGGTACCAGTTAACCTTATTGATCTGATTCCATGCGCTGAATTGCAGCTGCTTCCTCTAGTTCTTCCGGCGACGTCATAGACAACACCATGTGAAATATACCCGATGAGCAGTTAGGACACATGGAAAGCGGCAGCATGCCAATCCAACCCATCAAGCCCCAATCCTCATCCTCGTACTCGGTGCTACAAATAGTGCAGTCTTTACCCACAGGACTCAGCGGATCTTCGGCTGAATCGTAACTCAATTCGTTTAGTTCACTCATTTTATATACCCCACTTTCCTCGTCGTAAAATAATCATAATAATTGCGTAGCTAGCCAGGTCCATAAGAGTATCGTCGACTGACTCGTTCTTTGGTTCTTTTGGCTGCGACCATTTTCCAGTACCGATATCCCAGCCCATCAAGTTCATAAGACGGGCTGTCTTATCCCACAAGCGAACAGCTACTCCCTGCTCGCCAGCCCCTTTAATGTTCCAAGAGGAGTAGTCAGCGGTCTTTTTTTTGTGCATCTGAAACAAATCATCGAGAATCGTTTTAAATTCTTTCGATTGCTCTGACATCAGATGCTCATTCTTGGGCATGTATCCCGTAGACTTCAGTAACGGTGTAAAGTCAGGCCCTTCCTTTTCGGATTGAAGCAAAGCGCTCAGTTTTGTCTGAGCTTCTATTGCTTTTTGAAATAATTCTTCGTCGTACATGCTAATCCTCCCATAAAGTAATGTGTTGCAGCGATGTGATTGCCTGCTGAATTTCTCCCCAAGCTTGACGTGCTATCAAACGATGTTCTTCTTGGGTATCATTGGTTACACGGACTTGACAGTAATGCATCCAAGAGCGAAGGGTGCCACTCACATACATACGAGAGAGAGTTAATCCCTCTGGCAGTACACTGCGGGCGACCTCTTTAGCAACACCGTTCTGAATGGCCCAATCGTAAACGCGTGTAGTCTCCGATTGCAGATAAAGAAGTTTAGCTTCCCACGCATCGTGCAGATCCTGATCGTCAGTATGAATGCTACTTTGACGATTATTCGCATCCTGTAACCGAACTTCCCTACTTACCATCCCCAAGCTTTCAACAGGATTTGCGTATCGTTGACTGAATTCCTGAAAGGAAAAACTGCGATGGCGAAGTATCTGACGTGCAATGTCTCTTGTCGTATTGATTTCCATTACGATTGTGATCATCTCGAAAGGAGACCAGTGACGATGCTTCATCAAGTACTGCAGTAACTTATCAGCAGTAAGATGATTGTTCTGATTCTGAGGATTTGAAACGCGAGCAACATACGCCACAAATTCCGAGACACTGACGTCACCAAGCTTCCCTGTAGGTTGCGTAACTGCTATAATTTCAGCTGATCCGTGAGACGGCATCTTACTTACCTCCTAGAAATAACATAGGCTCGAGATCAAAGAACTGAGCAAGTGCGATGCCCTCTGCAACCGACGGCTTACGCTCTCCTTTAATGATTTCCTCTAGCCGTACAAGTGCAATACCTGCGAAATCGGCTAGCTCTTCCTTTGTTGCTTTGGCTTGCTTCAGCTCTGCAAGTATTAGCTTAGGAATGTTTCCGTTCATGGTCCACCTGCCCGTAATGATGTCGCTTCAGTATCTCAAACTCTTCAAGTTTGCGTTGCTCTTCCTCGTACCGTTCTCGACTGGTAATCAAAGTTCTCAGCTGTGGGGCGTGTATACTGTACGAAATATCCTCACAGGTACAGTCGCTTACATACTCACCGCAGAATGCACAAGCATCCATTACTTACCTCCACGTAGATACTTAAGATAGTCACAAGCTATCTCTAAGTCAGAATTATACCACATTTTACCGTTCGGCATAAAAATGATAGCACCACATCCATTGCCGGCTGTTTCTGCGTAGCCGATCTCTTTCGAGAACGAGTCAATGCGCTTGTAGGCACCAGTCAACAAGGCTAGGCGTTCCTGACTGTGACGGTAAAAAGGGCGAAACAGAGTGCCGATGTGCGTATGCCCGCCTACACCAATGTCAAACGGCATAGTTAAACGATCGAAGCCGACCTCGATACCGTGGGTTGGGTTAAAGATACTGCTATACTTCCACTTATGGCGAATCAGTGTCTCCCAGGATCCGTTACCGCAGGTAACTGTTGTGCGTACTTCAAAAGGATCGTACAGCACGTGAGTATCCCCTAAAAATGTAGGAATGATATCGATGCCTGACAATTTATTCGTCCAGTTATCGTGGTTACCGCTGACAACAAGCAGCAACTTTTCCTGAATCATCTCGAGCCAGCGTCGAAACATAGTTAGTTCATTCTGAAAACTAACCGCTTGGTTTCGCTGCAGGCCTTGTAACTTAGTTGTAATCCAGTTGTCGATGCCATCCCCGTGAAAAGCAGCGTACATGCCCGGTGTTGAAGAGATAAGCTTAGTGTCCTTAAGCACAGCATTATAGTCGGTGCCAGCATTGCCAAGATGCAGGTCCGAAAGGAACGCAATGCCCGTTGGCTGATCACCTAAGTGAATTGACTGCTTTTTCTTCTGCTGATGCACTTCACGCACTTCTTGGTATACAGAAGCGGCGGCTGTCCATAAGCGATCTGCATAGTCCACATCATAACGATTCGAGTCTACCCCTCGGATGGTTGGCGTTTGATCGGACCCGCGAGCCTCTAGCGCCTTAATAGCCTCTTGCTCTGTAGCGAAACGACCACCGTGTATCATCTTCTGCTGTTCCTTGTCCCACCAACGGATACCGTAGCGACCGTTACTGTAATAAATCCCCTTCATAAAACCTCCTGCTAAACGTCTAAATCTTGTTCTGGTAATTCCGTAAATGTATCGTAGTACGCATTAAACACATTCCGAGCTGTAGTGTGTAGTTGCGGCGGAACTTCGCGAAGTACACTTCCGTCGTCTATTTGAAGTTTCCGCCCGAGTAACTCAAAAGCAAACTTTAGGGCATCCTTTGCAACCCCTGCGTGTAAATTGTGGCGCTGTGCTATCTCGTGAAGTGCATAGCCTGATCCCCAGTCTTCCAGCATCTGCATAGTTAGCGGGTGGTTATCCCGTAAGAAGTGGCTGTTAGCCTTAACCACCATTTCCAAATTGATTCGATCCTCGTCATTCAGTCGGTTTGCAAACCAGTCTCTGAATAACTCACGTAATAAAAGACGACTCTTCATAATTTATAGGCGGCCAGCACAGTTCGACATGAGCACAGATCCGATTACAAAAATATCCTTGATCAATCTTTGTAAACTCTGTATCGTTAAGTATGTGCACGAGCGACTCCTCCAATTTCTGTATTTTTGTATCGTAGTCCACCATTACAGCAGCCTCGACCAGATCGAGTGTCCGCAGATGATGCCAATAGACTGCCTTTGGTTTTACTCCAAATAGTTGTTCGTAAGCCCACACATAAATCAGCAGTTGCGGATTGTTTGCGAGTTCGGGGCCAGTTGGTTTTTTACTACCACTCTTGTGATCGATAATGCAACCATCCTCGGTGATCATGTCGATAAAACCGCGCATGAGTACTAGCGGATTTTCTGCTGGGAATGGAAGTCTAAATCCATATTCAATACGAGCGGGAACAAACTGATCCCAATTCAGTCCACGCAGGATTGTTTGACCTAATTGTGAAGCCTTACCGATAAGGTTAGAGGCCACTAATCCCTTCTCGCTGCCTACTGCCGAGGCAATTGCCTCGTTAAAGTAGTTTGAAAACACCGGCAGAAAGTTTGTTTTGCCTGCATAGTACTCCTCGATCGCGTGATGCAGTGCTGAGCCCATGACCGTGTACACATGCTTGTTTCCCTCGAGGCCTTCGATGTACTGCATTTTGTACAAGCGCGGGCAAGTCTTGTAGAGGTTGAAGCGAGAAGCTGAAAAATCGGGCAAAGTACTCATTATTCGTTACCTGTAGGTGCGTCAAAACGCATCTTAATTGTGTAAGCAGCACTTGCAAACATAGACTTGTGATACTCCAGCGACTTAACATAAGCTTCGTGTTCTGCAAACTGTGCTTTGAGCTCGGCCAGCTCATCAAGCAGCGAAGAGGTCTCCTGAATTTTACGGGATCTAGCTACGTTGCTTCGTGGCTTGTCCTCTTCTACAGCAATCTGCTGCTCAATGCGCTCAATATCCCGCT